CTCGATCGTGATGACATTGTTGACATTACAGATTTCGGCGTGGTTTCCTGGCTTAAAAGCGAAATGCGTGTAATGCTTAATGAAGAAATTGCTCGCGCTGCTTTAATTGGAGATGGCCGTGCGTTGGATGATTCGGACAGTGTAAATCCTTTGCACATTCGCCCTGTTTGGACCGATGATGAATTGTATTCTCACAAAATGCTTCTGGAAAATGACATCACAACGATGGATTTTATTGATGAAGTTGTGCGTGCTCGCAAATATTACAAAGGAACCGGCGTTCCGAATCTGTATACCAGTGAAGAAATTATCACCGATATGCTGTTGGTGCGTGATCTTAATGGACGTCGCCTGTATCCAACCATGGCAGAGCTTGTTTCAGCTTTACGCGTAAAAGAAATCATCGCCATTGAAGCAATGGAAGGCTTGACCAGAGACATCACCGGTACTTCGGATAGACATCATCTGATGGGAGTCTTATTAAATCCGTATGATTACACTATCGGCGCAGATAAGGGCGGAGAAGTTTCCTTGTTTGATGACTTTGACATTGATTATAACCAGTATAAGTACCTGATTGAAACGCGAATTTCCGGGGCATTGACCAAACCGAAATCTGCCGTGGTGCTCGAGCGCCATATCGCCTCGGGTCAAGGTTGATCCCTAACCTTTTACCGTTTGGGTTATTAACCTAACTGCGAAGCATATTGAAAGGAGATTATTCACCATGGATGATGCTGTTAGTATAAACGAGATTGAAGCAAATACCACTGTAAAGAATGAGACAACTGGCGATTACAAATTACCTCATTATGCATTAGATAAGAAAATCCCGTCCCCCTCGCTTTCTATTGTCGCTCGTGAAGTTATGAGCGGTGAATGGGGGCAAGGTGATGCGCGGGATAAGAAATTGGTTGAGCATGGGCATGATCTTGATGAGGTTTATGACAAAATTGATAAAATGTATGGCGCTCGAGCTCTACCATTTACTAACTACGATGTGGTTATAGCTGTTCCATCGTTACACGTTCGTCAAGGCCCCAGCTTCGATCACTATGTTGTTACTACTCTCATCGAAGACTGTACGCGCTATACGATTGTTGAAGAGGAGATAGATAGTGACTCGAATGTCTGGGGTGCCTTGCGATCTGGTCTTGGGTGGATCAATCTCGAATTCACTAAACGAATTGAAGGTTGAATTCAATCAAAATGGCATTAAAAAGTGAGGTGTTTATCAAATGGCAAAATTCTACGGTGCTATAGGTTACGCTGAAACTGTAAAGACTGCCCCGGGCGTTTGGCGAGAGCAGATTACCGAGCGCAAATATGCCGGTGACGTTTTAAAGAATGTCAGTAAGACGCGCGATGGTGAGAATCTCAATCCAAATCTCGTTCTTGAAAACCGGTTGAGCATCGTAGCTGATCCGTTTGCCTATGAAAACTTTCATGCAATACGTTATGTAAAATGGATGGGAGTCAAATGGCAGGTTTCGAGTGTTGAGGTTCAGAGACCTCGGCTTATCCTTGGAGTTGGCCAAGTTTATAATGAACAAACACCCACTCTAAAGGGCGGTGATGATTATGGCTGATAGACGCTTAGAATTCCATCAGATTCTTAAAGAGCTGATGAAACCTAGACGCATAACTCTCGATGATGACCAGGTCTATTTTCAGCCACCTGCGGATGTGAAGATGCTCTATCCGGCCATCGTGTATAAAAGACAGAACATCGGCACAAAGATGGCAGATGATGCGCTGTACGGAGATGTGACCGAGTATATGCTGACTGTAATTGATCCTGATCCGGACAGCGATATTCTTCGTGAAGTTTTGAAACTGCCAATGGTGCGCTTTAATAGACACTATACGGCCAACAATTTGAATCATGACGTTTTTATTATCTTTTATTAATTTAAGGAGGTTATACAATGAGTAAATTAGCTTGGGATCAAACTGGCGAGCGTTATTACGAAACTGGTGTGCGCAATGGAGTACTCTATCCTATGGACCCCATCACTGCGACTTACCCGAAAGGTGTTGCTTGGAGCGGCTTAATCAATGTTACAGAAAGTCCTTCCGGAGCGGAACCCAATCCGTTGTTTGCAGATGATATAAAGTATCTAAATTTGATTTCCGCCGAAGAATTCGGTGCTACAGTAGAAGCATATACGCATCCCGTAGAATTCTACGCATGTGATGGAACGGGCGAACTTGCATCGGGGGTTTATATTGGTCAACAAAATAGACAGCCTTTTGGCCTGGCTTATAGAACTGTGTTGGGCAACGACACAATGCTAAATGATTATGGATATAAATTGCATATAATTTATGGCGGCGTTGCCTCTGTTTCGGAAAAAGCCTATGGGACAATCAATGACAGTCCCGACGCAATCACACTTTCATGGGAAGTATCCACAACACCGGTTAATGTGCCGGGCTTTAAACCTACTGCGCTCCTCACCATCGACTCCACAAAGAGCGATAAGGCCAAACTCAAGATTCTGGAAGATATTCTTTACGGCATCGATTCAATCGGTATAAAAACCGAGGGTTCTATTTTGACATGGGCTGACCTATTCACAATTAGCGGGGGCTTAACGACTAATGAGAAGGGCTTAGCTTGGCTTGTTGGCGCAGATAATATGATTTATATTTGGGATGGAACTGGCTTTCCGGCTGAGGGAGAGGGCGTTCCATATAATGTGGAATACGTGCCCGGTATCGATGCCAGACTTCCCCTTCCTGATGAAATCGCTGCTATATTTGCACAATCATAATTAATAAAATCTTATAATAGCCTCCAACTAATTATGGCATCTTCCATATTTTGAAGGTGTTGTTTTTAATTGGGGGCTGAATTTTTTGCTTGAAAGGAGCAAACACCATGTTAAAGAAAACCATGACATACATTGATTTTAATGGCGAGGAACGAACAGAAGATTTTTATTTTCATTTATCCAAAGCGGAACTCGCCGAAATGGAACTTACTACAGAGGGCGGGATGAAAGAGCTGTTTACACGCATCATAGCTGCCAAAGATGTGAAGCAGGTAGTTGAGAAATTTAAAGAATTCATTCAAAAATCCTATGGTGTTAAGTCGCCTGACGGTCGTCGCTTTATCAAATCAGAAGAGCTGTTCAAGGAATTCTCTGAAACCGAGGCTTATAGTGATCTTTTTCTGGAGTTGGCATCCGATGCTGTAAAAGCAGCTGCTTTTGTCAACGGTATTGTTCCTAAAGTTCCACAGGATCACAAAAAACCGATTGGCGATTAATTTCACTATGAACGAAAAACTTATAAGAATGGGGCGGGAGGATGTTAGAGATATCTATCACTAATCCAGAAATGTGGGATGAAGAGAAACAAGAATTTCTTCCTACTAAAACGACAACTATTCAACTTGAGCATTCTCTCGTGTCTCTTTCGAAATGGGAAGCTAAATGGAGCATCCCATTTTTAGGAAAAAACGGTGCAAAGGAAGAAAAAACCAATGAGCAGATCATAGATTATATACGTTGCATGACGATCACCCAAAACGTTAAGCCGAATATATATCTAAAACTAACAAATGCAAATTTTCTCACCGTGAAGGAATATATTGAGGCATCGATGACTGCTACCTGGTTCAGCGAGAAAGGATTAGTTGGGGCAGCGAGCAGACCCAATGAGACAGTCACTGCTGAGATAATTTACTATTGGATGATAGCTCAAAACATACCGATGGAATGTCAAAAATGGCATCTTAATCGTCTTCTAACTTTAATTCGTGTGTGCAGTATTAAAAATGCCCCGCCTAAACAGAGGAAGACAAGTCAGAAAGACACGATAGCTCAGCGCAGGGCTCTTAATGAATCCCGCAGAGCGCAACTAAACTCGAAAGGATGATTAAACCATGGCTCTATTAAAAGCTAAAGCGCTTAAATGTTGTATGGTGTGTGGAAAGAATTTCATGAATCATGACAAAAAACACCCTTCTGGTAATGGTGCAGAAGATATTTGTTCAGAGTGCGCATCGATATTGAATGTTCCCGTGAGTAACGAAGGCGATGAAAGCGATGTCTCTGAATCTTTTGATGATGAGAACCCAGCAATGGCCTTTGTAACTACATCCCCCCCGTCAGTACAAGATTCCACCATTGAAATAGGTAAAGCGATTGCGTCTGGCGTTTTGAGTGGGATGAAAGACGATTCTGATGGGGTTAAAGACGCTATAAAAGCCCATCAAGCTGAAATAATCAATAACGAAAGTATGGAGTATTCCGTTACGATTACTGCTTTGGCACTTAATGTTCGCAGTGGGCCGGGCCTTGATTACAGAATTGTCCGTACACTTGTAAACGATAAAAACACCTACACTATCGTTGAAGAAGTCAAAACCGGGGGCGGAATACCATGGGGCAAGCTTAAATCCGGTCTTGGGTGGATCAATCTCGAATTTACTAAGAAAATGTAGGGGGTATTCAAAATGGGAGTAATCGGTTTTCGACATCGCGGAGACTTCAACAACATTGAGAAGTTTTTCAAAGGTCACAATACTCAAAAGTTGGTGAGTATTCTCGAACAATATGGAGCAGAGGGTGTTCGAGCTCTTTCCGCTGCTACTCCCAAAAATACCGGCCTAACATCGAACTCCTGGACTTATCGAACAAGCATATCCCGGGGTTCTTTTTTTATTATATGGGAAAATTCAAACACACTTCCCGACGGAACACCAATAGTTGTTCTTTTGCAGTATGGATATGGGACAAAAAACGGCAGATATGTCCAAGGTCAAGATTTTATCAATCCTGCGATTCGTCCTGTCATGGATAAGATCGCTGATGCTGTCTGGTTGGAGGTGNGTGGTTAATGTCAAAATCAATAGATGAACGGATTGTTGATCTCCAATTTAATAATAAGCAGTTTGAAACAGGAATAAAAGATAGTATGCAATCCATTGAGGACCTAAAAAAGGGCCTTAATGATATGGATGGAGTATCAAAGGGTCTTGATGCTGCTGGGAATGCTGCTGAAAAGTGCGGATCGCTTTTTACAGCATTAGAAGTCGTAGCTGCCACCGCCCTTGCTAAGCTTACAAGCGCGGTTATTGATTTTGGTCTTACTGCTGCCAAATCTTTGCTTCTCGAATCAATAACGCAAGGATTTTCAGCCTATGAGGCACAAGTTTCAGCTACAAAAGCAATAATGAATGCGACCCGACGGCCTATCGAAGAAGTTACAGAAGCTCTAAAACCTTTGATCTTCTTTGCTGATGAAACTAGCTTTAGCTTTGATCAAATGGTCGGTAGTGTTCGTTTATTTACAGCTACGGGCATTAAACTTGAGGATGCCACCACAGCGATGCAAGGCATTGGTTCAGCATCTGCTTTGGCCGGTGTGAGTTTAAACGATATGCAGACCGTGTTCGATTCTTTAAGCAAAGCTATCGGCTCGGGCACTCTACGG